GGCAACGCTCAGAAGATTGCCAATCGAATCTACGCCAACCGCATGGGCAACCGCGATGAGGCTTCTGGCGACGGGTGGAAGTACCGAGGACGCGGATGTATTCAATTGACGGGTCACGACAATTACTGGCACTTTGGACAGTCTGTTGGGCAGGATTTTGTCAGCAATCCAGACCCAGTTGGTCATCCGATGTACGCCGCCATGAGTGCGGGATGGTTTTGGAAGACCCACGGATGTAACGAGATAGCGGAGCGCGAGGATTGGGTGGCTCTCACCAAACGAGTTAATGGTGGCGACTTCGGTTTGCAGGATCGGATTAACTTCACTCAGAAAGCATTGAGAGTACTGGGGTGACATTTGCCCCGATACTATCTAAAATAGGCGTATATTAGGGGGCGCAATGACCATTTCATCTATAACTCCAACTGCCAGTTGGGTGATGACGTATGACAACCTTGTAAGTACGATTTATCAGTACTTAGAGAGGAGTGACACAGCCGTTGTTAATCAAGTTCCTGTATCCATATCCCTTTGTGAATATGAAATAGCTCAGGAAATCAAGACTTTAGGTCAATTAAATGTTGCTCAATCAACTATGACTATAGGCAATCCAGTTATTGCCAAGCCTGCACGTTGGCGAAAAACGGTATCACTTAAATACATTGATGCAACGGGCGCAAAACAGCCCATTTACTTGCGAAAGTACGAATATTTGACCAGTTACTGGCCCAACAATACCAATACAGCCGCCCCAGTCTATTACGCTGATTACGATTACGACCACTGGTATTTAGCTCCCACACCAGACCAAGCCTATCAGTTTGAAGTATTGTTCTATGAGCGTATTCAGCCTTTATCAAGCACCAACCAAACAAACTGGCTGACTCAAAACGCTCCCAATGCCATGCTTTTTGGTACTTTGCTCCAGATGACCCCGTTCTTAAAGAACGATGCAAGGATACCGACTTGGCAGTCTATGTTTGACAAAGCTCTAGCCACACTGAAGAAAGAAGACGATCTACGTACTGGTGATCGTCAAACCATTGCCAGGGATTCATAATGACAGCATATACCAATCCATTCACAGGTCAGACCATATCTCCTTCGCAGGTTGCATATGAGTCGCTGACCATAAGCGCCAACACCACATTAAACTGGCCCATCAACGGCACAAGCTCCACTAACGTAGCCGCCAATATTACAGAGATTACAGCCACCGTCTCAGGTCTATCTGTTGCGCTACCACCTGCTTTTCAGGTATCGGTTGGTCAGGCAGTTATTATTCGTAACGTCGGTACATCTGGTCAGTATGCAATTAATGTCACTGATAACGGCGGTACAACGGTCGTTTCAATACCAGTAGCTCCCACTACAGCCACCGTTAACTGCTATTACCTTTACGTCACCAATAACACCACAGCGGCGGGTACTTGGGCAAGTATTGCGATGGGAGTGGGTACATCTGCGGCTAATGCTTCTACGCTTGCAGGCTACGGTTTAACGCCAATTGGATCTACTCTTAACGCCGCATACCCCGTCACTCTTATTTATTCTCCACCAACATTAAGCGCTCAGAGCAGAGCTAGTTTTTTTGTTTGGAGTTCTGGCGTAGGAACTATTACTCTACCAAGTGCGTCTGTGGTGGGCAATAACTGGTTCGTTATTTTTAAGAATAACGGCACTGGAATACTGACGCTAAATCCTGGTGGAACGGACACAATCGACGGAAATTCTACTCAACAGCTTCAATTGGGTGAGTCTTTGGTCATTGTGTCTAACGGATCTACTGGATACGATACCTTTGGATATGGTCGCTCTAATAGCTTTGCATATACCCAATTGACTGTATCTTTGACGGGTCTGAGTAGCCCATATACCTATACTTTGTCCTCAACACAGGGCGCAAGCACAATTCAAAAGTATTCTGGAACATTAACAGCAAATACGATTGTTGTAGTTCCAAGTACTGTTCAACTTTATTCGTTTACCAATAATACGACTGGATCATATACATTAACTTTTAAGACATCTGTATCTGGTGGATCAACAATTATTGTGAACCAAGGAACTACGGTTATGGCGATTTGTGATGGTACAAACGTCTATAACGCTAATAGTGTGACCAGTGGATCTGTAACTACAACTGCTTTCCCCGTAGGATCTGTTGGAGCACCATCCATAACCTTTTCGGGTAATTTGACGACTGGTATGTACTTGCCTGCATCAAATCAAATTGGTTTTACCTTGGGTGGAACGCTCAGCATGTTGATTACTAGCTCTGGCATTCAAGCTAGTGTTGGCATTCTTGGAGGTGGATTTTGACCTTAAAGGTAGCACTTTTAGCCATCAAGCCTGGTATTCAGCGGGACGGGACTCAGCTTGCCTCTCCACTATTTGTGGATGGTCAGTGGGTTCGTTTTCAACGCGCTTTACCCAGGAAGATGGGCGGCTACAAAGCAATATTTTTAAACGCGCCAGAGGTCAGCCGTGGCATGGTCATGCAGTCTCAAAACGGCTTGAACTATGTCTACTCAGGCGGTCAAAGCACACTTCAATCTTGGCAAACAGATAATGATGATGGCGTGGGTTTTGGTCCAACATCCATCACGCTAAACAACTTTACTGCTGACCCCAATAATCTTTGGCAGTTTGACATTGGATACGATCCAAACGGTAGCGGTAATTTAAATCTGATTGCTCACCCAGGTTTAAATTTGAGCGATATTGACAATACAACTAACACGCCAGTTTTAGCGGGTACTTTTCCTTACTCGGCACTTAGTCAAGTTGGGGTGTTTTCAGTCACTGGTACGCCTGGTACGCCCACCAATAAGACAATTGTTATCTCCTCGAGTAACTACAAAATTGGCGTCAATCAGACGGTAACTGGTACTGGTGTGTCTGCGGGTACAGTCGTAACGGCTGTAACGGTAGCCTCTGGTACGACCACAGTCACTGTTAACAACGCCATTACAGGCACATCTCCAGTTACTTTTACTTTTAGCAACAACATATCGGTAAGTGGTGGGGCATGTATGCTCTACCCGTATCTGTTTGTTTATGGCAACAACGGACTCATCCAAAACTGTGCGGCGGGGGACTTTACCAATTGGGTATCAAGCGATTCCAATGCCAACAACGTATCTGGAACAAAAGTAGTCAAGGGAATGCCTCTACGGGGCGGTACAACATCGCCTGCGGGTCTTTTTTGGTCTTTGGATCAGTTGACCAGGGTGACTTATTCTCCGCAGACTGTAGGCACTTCTACGCTGTACTGGCGGTATGACATTATCTCCACCTCAACCACCATTATGTCGTCCAACTCTGTTGTGGAGTATGACGGTATTTATTATTGGGTCGGTGTGGATCGGTTCTTTTATTACAACGGTGTGGTCCAGGAAATACCCAATACCGTTAACCAAAACTACTTCTTTGACAACATCAATACCGACCAACGTCAGAAGGTTTGGGCTACAAAAGTTACTCGTTGGGGTGAGATATGGTGGTTCTATCCAAGGGGATCAGCAACCGAATGTACGGATGCGATTATCTTTAACGTACGTGAGCAAACTTGGTACGACGCAGGGCAGGCTTTAGGCGCTCAGCGCTCGGCAGGCGTGTTCTCTGAGGTGTTTAGATACCCCGTCTGGGCACAAAACACACCCACTGGATACCAGGTTACAGCGGTTAATATTGTGAGCGGTGGAACAAGCTACGCTGTTGGTGATGTGGTGACTGTTTTAGGCGGTGTTGGTAGTCCTGCTGTATTTACCGTGTCCACGGTATCTGGCGGGGTCGTTACGGGTCTTACGATAGCTAATGGCGGCTCTTATCAAACAGCTTTAAGCGGTACTTTAAGCACTAATGCCAGATCCCCATCAACTGGTACAGGACTGACAATCAGTACTACCATGTCTCAGTTTTATACGCTTTGGCAACACGAGACGGGTAAAGACCAGATTTATTTGACGACTGTTGACGCTATCAACTCATATTTTGAGACACCGTCCCTTGGTTGGGTGAGCGGAGGACTTGGTCAACAGCAATTGATCAACGATAATAAGTGGATCAGACTTGAGCGGTTTGAGCCTGACTTTATTCAGTCTGGTCAAATGTCTTTGACGGTTTTGGGTAAGGGGTACGCTGATGACGTAGATGTTGCGTCTGCACCCTACAACTTTACCAAATCAACCCTCAAGATTGACATGAAAGAGCAACGTCGTGAGATGAGGCTCAGAATCACAAGCAATGATTTTGGTGGCGATTATCAGTTGGGTAATTGCATTATGAGCGTTGACTTGGGCGACGAGCGTTCAACAGGTAACCCATAATGACCACTACATACGATCCTCGCGGAATGACTTGGGACTACTGGTGTGCTTCAATGGCTCAGCAGTTTGCGTCCAACCAACTGGGGACAGTGCCAGAGGAGAAGTGGAAAGAGTGGGCGGCGGGTATGCAAGGGATTGGGTACTTCGTTCAGAGCGGGATACCTGATCCAAGAGGGTATGACGATTGGCGAGAGTGGGCAAAACATTTGGTTGGCATTATGACCATATCACAGAACCAACAGAGCGTGTATTAATATGAAACCATCACAAATAATTGCATTGTCAGCACAAAAACATGGTATTCCACCTGGTGTTGCTGTACACGTAATGGAAAAAGCCCTGCACGAACCTGCCTCTAAGTTAATGCAAAACAACAATACGCTGATGTATATACAAATGCTTGGGAAGGCTGTAGCTAAAGTGTTTTTTGTAAGCACTGACAGTCCTTTAACGCTTGTTCAGTCCATTAACTATTTTGTGACTATGCTCAAGACAAACAAAATTCAGATGATTTATATGAATTTGGGACCGCAAGATGACATCTTGACGGCTCTTCATTCAAACGGTGTGGATGTAAAAAAATCAACAAATCCACAATTTCAGTTGGAGGCTAGAGTTTAGGAGACACAATGATTGAATTTAAAAAAGAGGAGGGACGTCCCTTTTTTGAAGAAGCGCAGGAATTATTCAAACAGCATTACGAAGAAATAGCAGAACGAACAGACGTAATTAAGTTTGACCCAAATGTTGAGAGGTATGGACAATTGTATGACCTAGGGGTAATTGAGGTTCATACAGCCAGAGATGATGGTAAATTGGTTGGTTATA